GATTGGTCTACATTACGATAAAGGTTACCCGTCTTGAAAGCTTTTGTAGGACCCTGTCTTATTGCCTTGATAGTTTCACTCTTGTATATTCCTGCTATGTCTTTTAGTGTTTTCATTATGGACAAACTCCTGATTGTGATACTGCACCTTGAGCATCTGTTAAATACCAATTAGTTCCATCAGAGAAGAATGTAGATTCAACTGTGTTTTGGAATCCTAAATCTTGGTATAGTGTTATACCTACCGCAAGTGAACCAGTATAACCTTGGTATGTATTCTGTGCATCTGAGTTAGAACCTGATTTAAAATATCTTATTTGTGTTGATTCTGAACAAGCACTACCACTTGTACTACCACTAGATAAATATTCATCACCAGTTACATCCCACATATGTCCTATTGCATTTCCTGCACTTTGTATTGGTGGAAGTGATGCACTGACAAGAGTGTAACCAGTATTGAAAGTAAATTCATCAACACCATTATCCACTGTCATATGTTTTATTTTAGGAAACGCACCTGTGTATGTACCAGTATATTTTCTTTGAAGTATATATTTTCTTGGTAAAGGTGTTTTGTATTTAGAATTTACATTTGCTATCTTTACTTTTCTTACAAATATTTCATCTTGTTCTCTACCTTGGAATAAATTACCACCTGCTACACTTCTTCCTGTTTGAGCCTGTATTGTTAATGTACCATTACCACTATCAAAAGGTACATTATAATTTTCTATTTCACCATCTGTATTAATAAACCAACCAAACGCACCATCACTAAAATCTCCTCTACCACCACCTTGTGCAACTTTATATCTCATTTCATAAAGTATGTTGGAATAAGAACCACTTTGTATTTCAAATAAATCAGATGAACCAGATGTTATGTTTCTTACTGATGGCCCTGTACCTGATATCGTTAATGTCTTTGTAGCATCAACCATTCTTTCTACACTAAATGTACCATTACCTAAACCTTCGGTTATTTCTTTATAACCTGGTTGGGTATATGTTGCAATACAATTATCAGTATCAGATGTTTCTCTTATAAAATCTACCAATCTTACATCCGAACCAGATGCAGGAAAGTTTACATTAGCAAAAAATGGGGGTGATACTAAACCTTTATCGTTGTGAAAACCATAACCAGTATAAAGTGTAGCATCTGTTGCAGTATAATCAGAACTTGTAACTCTGTTAATGGTTGTTGCAATAGTTTGATATGCAGTTGGTTCTACACTTTGAGTAAATTGTACACTAACTTGTTGTGAATCAAAAAGAGATGCAGTATATTCATCTTTAGCTACACCATCGGTTGTATCCAATACAATAGGTGCAGTTATATTTACATACTCATCTTTACCTCCGAAAAATGCTACAGGTATAAATCTCATATTATTCCAATCTTAATATTCCTGTTCCTAATAATTCATTTGAATCAAATGATACAAAACTTAGTACATCTTTACTACCACTATTTTGTGTTGGTATGTAAGGACTTATATTTGGAAACTGCATTGTATCATTAGTAGTAACAGCAGTTGTACTTGAACCTAAATTTACTTTTATTGAAATAGTTTGACCAGGATTAATATTGGATGCTTGGAATTGTGTTGAACCACTTGGTAAAGTTACTGTAAAGAAGTTACCAGTAGAACAATCAAAAGAAGCAGTACTTGATGCAATACTTACATTTGATACATTACCATTTACCGAACCAGTAATTTCTTGTGAACCATCAAATGCATTTGAACCAGTAGTTGCATAAGAACCAGTCTTATTACTCAAACCATCTATTTCACTTTGTAATGAAGCAGTTGTTGATTCTATATTTGTAAATCTACTTTCAAATGATGATGTAGTTGCTTCTAAATTATTTAATCTATTATCAGTTGATTGTGTATAAGCATTGAATATTGATGCAGAAAGAAATGTTGTAGCTAAAGATGCTGTAAATGTTTCAATATTATCTAATCTATCATTTGTTGATGAAGTATATGCGTTAAGAGAACCATTACCATTTGATGCAGTAAACGAGTTATAGAAACCATTAAGGGTTTCTTGAGAACCAGTAAACGCTTCTAACGAATCTAATCTACTATCTTGTGAACCTGTATCTGATTCTAATTGGTCTAATCTATTATCTACTGATTGTGAATAACTTGTAACATTACCAATACCACTTACAGTTGAAGATGATATATCACCAATAACAGTTAAATTAGTTTGTATTTCTGCTGAAGAACTTACATAAACTGTACTTGAATCACCAATAATAGTTCTGTTGTTACCTTTATCTTTACCAATTATTAGTTCACCATCAAATGCAAATGGAGTACCAAAGAATATACCTGTTCTATTATCGTTTGTTCCAAGGATACCTTCTGAGTTTACTGAATCAGCAAATTGGTATTGTTTACCACCATCTACATTTATCTTTGCAGCATTACCATATGAACCTGATGGGAAACTAATTTCTGTGTATCTCCAAGTAGATGATTGGTTACCTGTGCCAGGATTGAATCTTAATTCAAAAGATGGTTGAGTACCACTTGCAAAAAGAAGTACATCACCTTGTAGTGTTGTTTCTTTTCCACCAACTTGTCCTATGTTTATAAGTTCTATATCATTATGTGCAATAACTTTAAATTGTTCAGATGATAATACTTGTTTGTTTGTAAATGAACCACTTATTATAGTAGAACCACTTATATTTGTATCATCTAACTCAGTAGTACCATTAACAGTTAAATTATTACTAATGGTAGCAGAACCAGTCAATGCACTGTTACCTTCTACTCCTAATGAACCACTTACAACAACTTGTCCGATTAAATCTTGTCTATCTGTAATTTCATCACCTAATACATTGGAACCACTTGAAAAGATTACACTAGCAGTTTCTATTGTTACATTTAGTACTCTAGTATTAACTGTATCAAAAGATGCAGTATGAGCAGTGATATCACCTTCTACTGTTACATCTCCTTGGATATCTATACTACCTGTATGTATAAAAGAACCACTTACATCTAAATTACCATCTACATCTACATTACTTCTAAAGTGTGATGAACCAGTTACTCCTAATGTAGAACCTACATCTAAGGTATTATTGACTCTAATATTTGTATTAGATGCATCAATAGATATACCTACATTATCACCTAAACCATCTTGTAACTCTACATATCCACTCTGTGATGCAAGGTTTTGTGTACTATCTTGTAAGTTTATCAGTCCTCTATAAGAACCACTAATCATTAAATTACTTAAATTACTCATATCTTTTTATGTAAATTGCCATTGCCTAAGAGCTTCATCAACCGCTCCATCATCCCACCTTTCTGGTGTTGTACTCCATACTTTAGGCGATGTCCATAATTCACACGCCTCACAAGTACCAAAGTCCTCGTAGGGTATTTCGAGGACAGGGAGATTGAAAAAGTTGTAATCATCTCTGTTATTAATCTCTTCTTTTATTTCGAAACATCTTATGTTCTCATACGATTTTAAATACGATTGTGGTCTCGTATCAGGTACATAATTTGTTGCGAAGATTTGTCCAATAGAACCTGTTTGCTCTAATACTGCGTTATAATTTTCACCAGTATCACAATCTTCAATTCTAAAATAACTACCACTAGGTGGTATCAAAAAAAAAAGACAACGGTTTCTATCGTTGTGTACAGTTAGGTCAAACTCGGCTGACCAACCGGTCAACCCATTGTTGAATCTATCTGCAAAGGGTGTACAATTTATCACCCCATTCACCTCCATTCCATAGTTGCCTTTTTGAACATATGCGGTTAAATCATTTAGAATACTTAGTGTATTCGCATGAATATCAACCATATCATTGGTACCAAAAAATGGTACTTCTTGTTTATTATCTTTTCTGTTTGGTACATCATCATAGTTTACCTTCTTTGCTTTATCTGCAACTATCAACTGTATTCTGTAATCAGTTGTGTTATTGGTAAAGTTTGCAGTCTGTATTAACACATTACCAATAGGGTATTGTGGAAACTCAGTTGTATCAAAACTAAATATATCACCTTGTGTCACTTTTGCAATACTTGGATGGTTCTTCATTATGTTCTTGAAGAAGTTCAAGGTATTGTAATATAAAGAAAAGTTGGTATGACTGTTCTTTACAATCTGACTTCTGTTAGGTGTTTGTGATGGTGTACTCATATCTTATAATTGTATGCCTCCAAAGTATTGATTAGATTGGTCAGGAAATATCATAGTAGAATCACCTGTTGATTCGTTGTATTCTGGTATACTAGAGTTATTTGCAATCAAATAATCTTGCATTCTAGTAGAATAGTAATCTGCGTTATTCAATGCTTTAGATAGTAAATAATCTACTTCAGACTTGGAAGGTGCAACACCAGTCTCTGATTGTTGTTTTACTGCACCTGCTGATTTAAATTGTACTGAACTAAATGGAATATATTCTACACACGAATACCAAATAAGTGTAGGTTTGATATGGTCCTCTACTAGAGTTTGATAATCACCAGTAAAGGCAGTACCTGATTCTACATCACCTTGTATTCTGTTGTATAATACTGTTCCTAATAAGTTTAGTATATACTTTTCTTGTGCTGTTCTAATAAATGGTAGAAGAGCATCTGCATCAATTGCACCTCCTAATGGTGTGTTCTTGATGATATCGTTTCGTGTAATAAATAATCCAAATGCCATAATTTTATTCTTCTTCGTCTTTATACCATCTATTAAATCCATAATCAGATGGTCTCATTGGTTCGTTTTGTATATCTGCTAAATCTTCTCTTTCTTCTACTTGTGCCTCTACTTCTTCTCCTTCACCACCTTGTAGATTATCATCTATCGTTTCTTGTACTTCTTCTATTGTAGAATCAGTTTCTTCTGCAGTTGTAGAGAGGATTACAAGAGGTGTAAGTTGCTCAAAGTATAAATCTGATATATCTATACCACCAACCTTAAAAGCGTGGTAGAGAGAGTTTAATACTAAGTTTTGGAATGGGAAGATTGTCATTGTTTGCATAATAGAATATGCTGTTTTCATTTCTTCTGATTGTGATGAGAATCCATTGTTTGCTGTTCTGATACCAAATAGAAGTGGTGAAACAATTCTATGTGCAACCAAGATTCTATCTTGTGCATATTCTGCAACATATGTGTACTTATCATGTAAGTTATCAATCGGTATTGTATCAATCGTTGGTTTGTTTACTGCATCATCATTAAATGATACCATGAAACGTCCTGCGTTTCTTGTACCTGTAAACTTGTGTTCTAGTAAAGATTCTATTGTTTGTCTTTCTTCAGGTGCAGGAACTCCATTATTGAAGTTAACCATAGCAACTGGCAAGAATCCATTTTCAATATTGTTAAGGTGTAAGTTAGATAACTCTGCTTCTGAGAATGAGAATTGTAAAGCACTTATCCAATCAGGCATTGAGTAATAGTATCTGTTAGGTTCATATTCCTTGATATACATTACTTCTATCTCTTCATTAGAAGAACCAAACTTTGGTAAATACTTTTTATCTTTTTGTTTTCTAACATCAGACCAATCAGAACAATAGTAGTATCCTTCGATTCTACCTAAATCATATATCTTCTTTGCTCTTAAGTTCTGTACTGGTGTGTGGTACATTCTTTCAATCTTAGTATGGGAATCGTTCCATATTACTTGGAATGCAGCATTACCATATAATTTTAAATCAAAAGTTACTTTTCTTAAATCTTCAGGTGGTACAATCTTATCTAGTTCCATTTGTCTACCTTCATTGTTAGTAAACAAACCTTTTCCATAAACTAAATCAGCAACACCATCCACACATGCTGCGTTAGTTGTAGATGTATTATATGCTTCAGTTAATAAACCAAAAAAATCATCTTGGTCAAGAATACCAACTGGTACCCATTGATATCTTGTTTTGACATCTTCTGTTACGATAGGTACATCTTGCCTAGTTAAATTTATTACTGAAAATTTCTCTGTTTTTCTCATAGTACAATATAATCGTTATCTGTTGTATTTGATACAAATTCTTCGTTTTGTGTAGTATAAACTGGTTTGTTTATACTTTGTGATGCAAATACTTGCATCGTTCCACTATATACACTACCACTTAGAGAACCACTTAAATGTACTCTAAACTCTTGACCTGTTCTTACATCTCCTTCTAATGATTGTGAGAATGTTAAAATATTCTCATATGGATTAAAAGTAAATGAACCTGATAAATCGTAATATGATGAACTAAGAGTCAACATATCTTCTAATACCAAACTCATATTTTCAGAACCACTACCTGGTCCTAAAGATGCAGTATCTTGTGTTCTAACTACAAACTCATTACTTTGTGATATATAGTACGATAGCATATTATGTTTCTTACATATAACAATCAAACATTAACTTATCGTTATTCGTGCATAGGCATAAAAAAACCCCACAATAAGTGAGGTTTTTCTAATTTTATTTGTCTCGCAAGTATTGTCTACTTATGAACCATATACTATCGTTGGCTTGTTTGCACCTGATAATCCTGCAAATGCATCTTCAACTGTTGAACCACTTATAAAAGCAGCTGGTAACTTCTCTTCACCTGTGAAGGTTGCAGAGTAACCATATAGGTCTCCTAACGCTCCACCTGTTTGAATAGTTCCCGCAGTTAAATCACATCCATGAACTTCTCCAGCTAATAAACAATCACCTGAATTACTCCATACTAGGATTTGTGGTCTACCAAAAGCTAACAATTTTAACTGTGTTGTCATTTCATTAGTCAGTTTCTTAAGGTTAAGAACTGTCTCTTGAGAAAAGAATGTTGTACCATTCTCTCTCGATGAATTGATAGTCTCAGTATAAGTAGAGGTACCCTTGAGTTCATAAAAATATGCTGTAGAACCAGATAATGAAGTTACTTCTCCACTACCGTTCTTCGTAAACGAACCTGTTTCATAGTTGATGAAATACACACCTTGTAATCCACCTACTGAATCTTTACATACTTCGTTTCTTCCTGCTGAAATATTACAACTCATAGTTTTCTCCTTTTTAAATAATTGTTAGACTTTATTAAAATGCTCCATAATATACGATATCTTGTGCTACACCAATTTGTACACCTGCCGTATATCTCATGATAACTCTATAATTTTGCGAGCCATCAAGGTTAGCCATATCTAGCACCCTTACTTCATTATGGTCTGATAATAGGCCAGTTCCGAAGAATAGGTTAGATTTTTGTGCTGCAACAATTCTGTCATCACTCATACCTGGACATAGTACCATTTCGATTCCTTGGAAGTTTAATGGTTTCTCTCCAACATTTAATTGATTGTTGAATGAATTGTTAACTGGGTCTGTTAATCCACTTAATGCTGATTGATATGCTCTAGCAGTTTTAGAATTTATATAAATTACTAAATCTTCTTTTCCATATACTGCACCTGGGATAGTGTCATATACTGCTTGTAGTTTACTTACAACATTTGCTGATGTAATTGAACCAGATATGATTGCTCCATCACCATTAGTTCTTGCAGGTTGTACTGCAGTAGTTAATAATGTAGCAGCTGATGCTGACATGATAGCTTCGAATCCACCAAACTCACCGTTTAATGAACCATTACCACCCCATATATCTTGTTCTGTTTTTTCTGCAACTTTTCCACCTACATATGATACTAAGAAATCGTTGAAATTTCTTGGGATTTCATCAAATGCAGAGAATCCAAGTTGTAATGCATTCCAAGAATCTACAAATTCTTGCTTACATAATGATAAGTTAACTTGTAGCTCTTTTGGCTCAAGTACTTGTTCTGTGATTGCAACAGTACCAGATTGTGAAAAATCACAACTTGCGTCATTAACAATACCAGAAACGTCAACCTTCTGTATTACTTCTTTGTACTTAACATTTGGTTTAATAGTTACCAATTGGTTGTCAAGTGTTCTTGCTGAAAGTAATGCTGCTGCGATATAATCTGCTGCTGCCTCACCTGCATAAGTAGAAGTTACATTAGGATTGCCTGTAGTAAATTTTTCTAATTTTCTCATTTTAGTCCTTTGTGTTTTTTTAAATTAATTTAAATTATCTATACATTTTAGAAAGTACTGAACTTCTGTAGTCTTTTACTTTCCAAGTGTTTTTAGATTTGTTGAAGAATGTAGATTTTTCTTGAGGTGCACCATCTAATTTTTTAGATTCTAGTTCTTCCTCTTTCTTTTCTTCATCCATCATTTTTTCTTCTTCTTTTTTCTTTTCCTCGAAATACTTTACAAGTTCTTCGATTCTTTCTTTCATCTCTTCGATTTCCTTTTCTTGTAGTTCTAACTTAGTAGTTAATGATACGATATCCGCATCCTTATCAACCACCTCCTCATCAACTTCAATGCCAGGTTCTGTCTCAAGAGTTACTTGTTCGTTAACAGGTGTAGTTTCTTTACCACTTTGTGGTAGAGCTTCTACTTCTTCTGTTGAAACATCAGCTAATTTTTCTTCTTCTTTCATCTCATCCTTTTCTTCCTTTGCTTCGATTTCTACATTTTCTCTTTCTCTAATGATTCCACCCTCTGTAAAGATTTTGATTCTGTTAATGTTATCAGATTCATCTCTTAGTTCGAGTAAGTGTTCCCCATCAGGTGCAGGAGTCTTTGTTCCATCTTCGTTGATTACTTCTACTTTTTCACCAACATCGAAAGTGGGAGATTCAACAAGAGTACCATCAGCTAATTTTGCTATTGTAAGTTTATCTTCTTTCTTCTCTTCTTTTTCCAAAGATAACAAAGTCATAATCTTACCTAATACAGTTTGTGAATTCATAATTTTCTCTCTATTTTAATTTATGTTAAACGATATATCTACCTATAATAACAATTATATAGGTATATTTTTAATTTTTTATCCATAGATTTGTGTAAAGTAATCTATCAGGTCATCAATATCATCTTGTAAACCTGTGGAATTTGACCAGATGACACATCCTGCAACATCTACTTTACCAAAAAGGTCTGCAGCATTTAAGGCGTTATAAGCACCAATCATAAAGGGTTGTCTTGCGTTATTGTATGATGAGTAACTAAGTCCTGCAACACTAACTCTATTCTTGTTACAAAATTTTCCACTCAATCCTTGTCCGAATCCATCTGGGTCACCTTGTGTGATAGTGTATAAACCCTTACCATAAGTGTTATCACTACTATTATTTGTTTGACCTGGTGGGAATCCATACAATTGTATATTACTTGTACCTGAAGCTCTCATCACTGCTTCAGTAATTAGTGGTGTATTACCATCAGTACTAATACCAAATATTGCATCAAAGTTACTTGAATGTGCTCCATCACCATGAGGTGCAGCATATATTGCCATATTTACTGAACCAGTGTTGACACCATTGATTGGTGTTGTTTGTGTGTTTCCTAAACCTTGTGATGTACCATTAAATGTAAGTGTTTGT